TTTACCAACCCCGCACTACTATGAAGAAACTTGGTGTTCATATTTTGCGCGTCATCGTGGTTACAATGTAGTGTATGATGGAAGCGTATCTATAGGTCACAGCTGGCACGCATCGTCTCCAAAGCCAGGAGAAGGCTATAGCCACGCAGATAGTCAATTTAAAGTAAGTCAATCAATATTTCGCAGAGCATGCGATCAATTAGGAATAGAAAGAGACTAATATGTCAGATCAATTTAATGTTTATCTTTACAATGCAGAAGTTGTTAAGGTAGTAGATGGAGATACTTTTAAGATCAATATAGATCTTGGTTTTGAAGTTAGTATTGGACCAAAAAGTGTAAGACTTTATGGAGTAAATACACCAGAAAGCCGCACCACAAATCTAGAAGAAAAAAAGATGGGACTCGCAGCAAAAGAGTTTACTGATCAGTGGATTAAGAAAGCTAATAATAAAGTCAAGATTGAAACCATCTTGGACAAGAATGAGAAGTATGGTAGAATTCTTGCTAGAGTATGGAACGAAACTGGTGAATGTCTTAATACAGAAATTGTTAAGGCTGGATTAGCTAGAGAATACTTTGGTGTAGGCGACAAAACTTTTGAGGAATTCAAGAAGGCATAATGCAAACATTTTTACCATATGCAGATCTACAGCAATCAGTTCGGGTATTAGATTATCGTAGACTTGGAAAGCAACGAGTAGAAACTTTCCAGGTTCTAAATATCTTGCTTGATCGTACACCAACAAAAGGTTGGCGTAATCATCCAGTCACTTTAATGTGGTCTGGTTATGAAGCAGCTTTGCAGTTGTATCAGAACTATACTATCCAAGAATGGGTAGCTAGAGGATACAAAAACACAATGCAGTATGAAGAAATAATTCCTGATTCAATAGTTATGCCACCTTGGTTTGGTTTAGAAGAATTTCATAGATCACATAGGTCAAATCTATTGCGCAAAGATTACGAATATTATTCACAATTTTTTAACGAAGATCCTAATCTTCCCTACTATTGGCCAGCCAAGGAGGTTGCTTATGCAAACTAGAGTTTTTTTATCTGGAGCAATAGAAGATGTTAAGTCTGATTTTAAATATAGTTGGAGAGATGAAGCAACAGCTTTATTAGACTATAGAGGTTTTAAAGCAGTTAATCCTATGGACTACGCTTTAGAAGAAGAAGACTGTGAACCAAAAGAAATTGTAGATAAAAATCTGTTCTTACAAAAGAGCTGCGATATATTACTTGTTGAGTATAGACTTTTATATCGAGCATATATAGGAACTGATTTTGAAATGACTTGGGCTCACTTAAATAATCAACCGATTATTGTTTGGGCACATCAAGAACTACAGCACCGTGTTTATCTCAAGTTTCTTGCAACAAAAGTTGCAGACACACTAGAAGAAGCTGTAGAATATATAAGCAATACTTATCCATCCAATAAATAAAAAGGAAAAAATAATGGCTGAAAATAAATTCAAGTATTTTACAGTGACAACAACTTCAATTGTAAAAGCTAGCAACATGTCAGAAGCAGAAAAGATTGCCAGCGGTAGTCGTCGCACTGTTTCAGGTGTAGCTGGTGAACTCTTGTTTAAAGATGTTGACGTAGAAAGAATCACAGCTGTAAAAGCTCGCGAACAAATCGAATCATAATAATTATTTTTATTCACGGGGTAGCAGGTAAAACTGCTACCCCTTTTAAGATAGGAAAGAAATGTCGCAACAAAAAATAATTGCGCAAATGGTAGGAAGAAATGAAGCAAGTAAGTATCTTCCTAGAGTTTTAGAAAGACTAAAGAATCAAGTAGACGAAATAGTTTTCACTGACGATTGCTCAGATGACAACACGGCAGACATAGCTTCAAACTTTGCTCACGTATACAAAACTCCAAAACCAATGTTTACCGTACATGAAGGTAGACTAAGAAAGTACGCCTGGTTAAATTTAGAAAACCATGCTTCCGAAGGTGACTGGATCATTGCAATAGATTGTGATGAGATGCTGTACGATGCTTCAAATATTGAAGATATTAATATAAGAAAAGTTCTTAACGCATCAGAAAAAGATGTAGTAAATGTTAGATTCTACCACATGTGGAATGAAACTCAGTACAGAGTAGATAAGCTTTGGACCCCAAATAACAGTACTAGAATTTTTAGATACGCTTCAGGTGGAACATTTAGAGATAGAGCTTTGGCCTGCGGTGCAGAACCAACATATGTATTGGATTGGGTGAACCAAAGAAACTTTTGGGTAAATTCAAATCTGGTAATGCAACATCTTGGATACATCAGAGATGAAGACAAGCAATCAAAATACCAGAGATATTCAAATCTTGACGGTGGTAAGTTTCATAATTTAAATCATATTAATTCTATTGTAGATGAAAACCCAGTGTTAATTAACTGGGGTAATTTTGGAATCTAGGAGCAGCAAATGAAAGATCAAGTACAAGCATCAATTGAGCTAACAAATTTAATGAATAAGAAAGAAAAATTTGCATTCATTAACATCTCTAAGTCTGCAATAGTTGCCTTAAATAAAAAGAATGAAAATAATATTCCTTCTAAATTTAACAAAGAAATTATTCGTTCTATAAATCTAACTGATAAAAAAGTATTAAAGAACATACCATTATCTCTTGTTGAAGAAGTCGAGAATAAAAAACATTCTGGCATCGGCATGGTTAATGATGGAAGATTTTTTAGCCCAAACTTATTTGAATACTATTACGAAAATGATAAGTCTGTATATAATTCCATCTTTGAATTTTACATAAAGAATACATCTAATGTAATTGTTTCATTCCATGATAAGAAAACAATATATAAATTTATGGGATTTAAAACAAATGTTATTAATGTTTCATTTAATAACTATTACAGTAGATTAGAAGAAACTTTTGAAAAGATAGCTGCCTTTGAAGGAAAGGTAGACTATTGTCTTTTTGATTGTTCTTCTCTTGGACTGGCTTTGTCAAATTCAATTTGGAACAAATTAGATATGTCGATTATAGATCTTGGTAAAACTATTAGTTATTCAAGAACATATAATACGGCGGAATGAAATGCATGGGAGCCGTAAAGATAAAGACGAAGATGATCTAGAATTTCTAAGAGATTTATTACTAGAAACTTCTTTGTCTATATCTGACATAGCTAAAGAACTTGGTTGGAGCGTCGCTACAGTTAATAAAAAGATTAATAATCTTGGTCTTACTTGGCTTAAAAACAGTAGAAAAAAAATGTCTAGAGGCCAAACAGCCTTAACTCTAGCGATGCAAAAACTTCTCCCTGGTGAAAAAGTAATTAATGAATTCCATATAGGTGATAAATTAAAGCTAGATGTGTACTGTCAAAAGTATGCCATAGCTGCAGAGTATCATGGTAGACAACACTTTTATTACACCAGTAGATTCTTTGATTCAAAATATGATTTTGAAGAAGCTATAAAAAGAGATCAGAAAAAAGCTCAGTGGTGCAAAGATAATGGTATAGCTCTTATTGTTTTCCGATATAATGATAGTCTTACTGAGCAAGCTGTTTTTGACAGACTGCTTGAAGCAATTAGAACTAGCCCATATAAACCAAAGGAAAAGAATAAGAATGATTTTACTTCTAGTGAGATTTATAGAAGTATAAAGAAAAAGAATTCAGATTACAAAAAGAAACTATATAGATCGATAAAAGAAAAACGAGATGACGACAGAAACAAGTGAGCAAGTAAAAGATAATATTCCTTTAGAGTATCAGATCTTTGCGCTGTCCCTTAGAAAAAAGGGAGCAATAGAATACTTTAAAGAGAATCTTCCTCAAGAAATTGTTGGATCAATTCATGGGGAAAAGGGTATAAATGAATTTTACTTGGCCTTGTTATCTTTTCAAGATGCTACTCAGTTAGATATTGTTGATCCAATAGCTTTTAAGTCTTGGCTAGAAACAGATACCGATATATATGAAGCGTTAGGTGGCAATGCTGGCGTTAATGTAATGGTTGATCTTTTAATGGGCGTGGAACTATCCACAGAAGAATCTGTATCTGAACTTATAAAGTATAAAGCTAATAAAAGAAAACAGATAAACTATCTTCAAGAGCTTCAGTTTATCTTAACCCAAAAGGGACAAAAGACCGAAGAAGATATAGCTAAGATACAAACTCTAACATCTGAAATTAGAGAGTTAGAAAATCAAATTAGATATAATCCATTAGATAAAATTACAACAAGCGCAGACATAGCCAATAGAGTTGATTCTTTATTAGATATACCTAATTTTCTTCCAACTCAATTTAAAGCCTTAAATAGAGCTATGGGCTACACTGACAGCGGAGGGTTCTTTAGAGGCGCTGTACACGCTGTAATCGCTGCCTCAGGCAAGGGTAAGAGCACGTTCGTAAAGTGCTTATGTAACAATTGGTTGGATAATGGCTATAGAGTTTTGTACGTAAACTTTGAAGAAGCAATTGGTCACTGGGAAAGAATTCTCATGACACAAATAATAGAAAAGAATGTTTATTTAGAATCATCAAAGTGGTCAGATGAAGAAAAGAATAAGCATTTAGAAACCTTTAAAGCAAAGTTAGCTGAATGGGGTGACCGTCTTATGGTTAGACATGACCCAGACACTCCGTACTTTGAAGACTTAGAATTTTGGTTAAGAGATATAATCGGGCACAATGTTAATATGCCGGACATAGTTATAATCGACACCATCCAATCAATGTTTACTAGAGGAGCAGGCAAGGGTAAACCACGTTGGGGTGAGTTTGAAGAGATGATGGTGCGTTTAGAAAAGCTTGCTAGAGATATGAATTGCGCATTAATAATTACTGCGCAAGAAAATGCAAATAGAATGAAAGAAAAACGTGAAGTTGTTCAACAGTCAGATACTGGTGGTTCGCTTGCTATTCAACAAAAGTGTGCTGTAACCATATTCATTACAGAAAAAAGATTGGCGACTGATGATGAGACCGAAGATGAAAACATCATGCAGCTTCAAATACCAAAGAATAGAATTACAGGTTCTGCATTTATGTATGATCCGCCTTTGGTAAAATATGTAGACTACAAAAAAACATACGAAGATTATGATCCAGTTACAGATTCTTCTTATACATCATCTTCATCATTGTTAGACGAACTCTTAAGTGGAAAGGATTTTCATTAATGTCAAAATTATCAATAGAAGCAATTAAAGATTTTCAGATGTGTGAAAGACTTTTTGATTATAGATATAAGCAAGAAGTCCCAGAGAAAATATACGCACGAGATATTCACACTGAAAAATTTGAATCAACGATTAAAAGTATTATGTACTTTTTCTTCTTTAAGAAACAGGGTGGAATCATACCCTCTTATGCATCGTTGTTAAACCGATGGGAAAAAATGTGGTTTCCAAAAAATACAAACTCGTATGATATTGTAACTGAGCAGCACGAAACAGCTTATGGAAATACCGCTAGCTTAACATCTAAAGCTGCTGGTATATTGTTGGCGTTCCACGAAACATACGCAGAGTCGCCATATATACCCGTAGCAATAAGCGAAGAATATAATCTGCCAAAAAACAAATTAAATATAGAAGATACTTTTGATATTATCTTTTATAATAATAAACAATATTTGGTAACAAAATTTATCTTTAATTATAAGTTCAGTAATCGTGATTTGTATAGAACAGATTTCTGCACGATGTATCAGGCCTATAAGAATAGACACCCTGAACGCATGGGCAATGTAAAGTTTGGTTTTATAGATCCACTTAGTCAGAGTCTTGCGTTTAATGAATTCCAAATAAGAAGCGAAGACATAGATTATTATAATTATTGGTGCGACAAAATAGAAAAGACAGAAGTTTATATTCCTAAAAGAGGTTTAATACCTTATTGCAAGAAGTGCCCATTTGACGAACCATGCTCCAACTGGAGTGAATGGAAGAAAGAAGGAAGTGTAAAATGAAGAAGAGCATATTAGACGATATCTTAATTGAAGAAAAGAACGCATCATTTCTTGGTGAAGAAAATAAAATTCTTGCACCCCTTCTTGATGAAATCAATTTGATAGTTGATGAGTCAATAAGATCTTTTGTTAGATCAATTCTTGTTAGAGGTGAATCTTTTTGGGAAATTCCCTCAAGCTTTTCTGGCAAGTACCATCCAGCAGATGAGCATGGTCATGGTGGCAACGTACTTCATACAAAAAGAGTAATTAGAATAGCCCATTACATGAGCGAGTCGTATGCTTTAACTCAAGAAGAAAAAGATATAGTTCTAGCTGCGTGTTTGTTACACGATCTATGTAAGGGCATCTACGATGCCGATGGAAACAAACTAAAGTATGATCCAATGCATCCATATACAGTTGGAAAGTTTATATCATACTGTCAGGAGAAAGATAAAAAATTTGCTAGTGAATCAGAATCATCTACTTTATTTTTATCTGAAGATATTGTTCAGTCTATACTTAGACTAGTTAGATGTCATTTGGGTCCTTGGTCGCCGGTACCAGAAACTTTTCCTATAACTTATTTAGATTATATTGTTCATCTATCTGATAATATAGCTTCTAAGCTTCACCTCATTATAGAAGACAGTGACTTAATTAATCCAAAATGGAGAAAAGATGGATCTGGAACAAAGAATTAAGAAGAGATTCTTTCTTATAAAGAATATAGAAAAGATAATAGAAGAGTCTGTATACTACAGAAACAATTCTAAAAATATAGACATATCAACAAGACAAATTATTTGCAACATTTCGGATTTAGAAAACAAAAAAAAGATCTTATGAAAATACCACAAGACAAAGACAAGTACCTTAGTTCTTGGCACCTAGTTGAAACAGCTAGACATGTTCCAGCTCTATCTAGAATCATAAGAGATAAAGAGGGAGACAATCCTAAATTTGTATCTATATTCGATATAGATAAATATAGAAAACAGCATAATAATAATGGCTTGTATACTTCTGTTTGGCATTTTAACTCAGAGGATCTTGCAAAAGCTGTCAGATTAGGTTCGTTATATTTTGACCTAGATAATGAAGATCCAGAAAAAGCATATGAAGAATGTAAGACGCTTCATTCGTATCTCAAGCAGTACATACCCAGCAACGCTTTGTTGGTTTATTTTACTGGAAAAAAAGGTTTCCATATTGAGTGTGAAGCTATTGCACTCGGCATAAATCCTTCTAATAGTCTTCCAAATATATTTAGATATATAGCTAATAAAATTAAAGACAAACTAAAAATAGAGTCTATAGATTTTAGCGTCTACGATCCAAGAAGAATGTGGAGACTAGCTGGAAGCATGCATCAAGAAACTAAATTGTATAAGAATTTAATACCAGAAGAAATACTTTATTCTGATCTTAATACAATTAGAGCATATTGTAGCGAACCAAAAGAAAACGTAGTTGCGGATCAAGAATTTAATCTTAAAGCAAATGAATGGTTCAGAGAGTTTACTTATGACATGGAGATGGATAAGCATAGCTCTCCAGATTTTCTAAGCCACTTTAACAAGTATGGTTCGGCAGCATTTAAGCAGCTGACACCGTTAGAAAAAGATTTTACTCCAGACCAATTACTAAAAGGCTGTAGTGCAATACGTAGATTAATTGAACAGGCTAAAGAAAAAAAATACCTAGAACACGAAGCTAGATTATTTCTGTGTTCAATCCTAACTTACAACGAAGATTCTATAAAGTTTTTATATAGTATACTTGCGATGTGTGAAGATTTTAACTACGAAAAATCTACTAGTCATATTAATGACTGGATTAAAAGAAGACAATTAGGCATCGGTGGTAGACCATACACTTGCGAAAGAGCAAACTCTGCTGGCGTAGGGTGTGGTGATTGTCACTTAGAAAAAAAGAAAAAATGGATAACTGTTGGCGATAAATATGTAGAAAGCGCAGAAGAGTTATCTCCATCGCCAATTAGATTCGCATACAAGACTAAAGGAGAAGATAAAAATGTCAAAACCAATTCAAGATCCAGATGATGTAATAGGAGTTTGCAGCGAGTGCAAATCAGATCAGCCTATGTCATACATGTACAATAGTCCATTTGCTCAAGGTGGCAAAGCAGTGCCATGTAAATATTGTGGCGGAGTAGTTGTAATAGTTTATCGAGAAGCTAGAGATGAATCCTTAAGAGACTCAGACAACAACAGAGGAATTAACTAAAAATACAATGAAGAATTGGACGAACCTACATAATCATACCGTGTTCTCTATGCTGGACGGACATGGTAGAGTAGAAGAATATTTAGAAAGAGCTAAGGCCCTTGGTATGACGGGGATAGCTACAACTGACCATGGAAATATTCACTCATGGTTAGACTTCTACGATGCAGGTAAGGCCGTAGGCGTTAAGCCAATATTGGGATCTGAATTTTATCAAGCTAGAAAAACAAGATTTGATAGAGATGAAGAAGAAAGATCCGGCCCATCAAAAAACGAATGGGAACAAAGAGGACCATACCATATAACTATATTGGCCAAGAATAATATTGGTTATCATAACATAATTAAAATGTCCTCTAGAGCTTTTACAGAAGGATATTACGTTAAGCCTAGATTGGATCATAATTTAATATCAGAGCACTCAGAGGGCGTAATAGTGCTGTCTGGGTGTCTGAACGGGGAAGTGTCACAAGCCCTGCTTAGAAACGATTACAACACGGCATTAAACCATGCTGCGACCATGCAGGCTATAGTCGGCAAAGAGAACTATTTTATTGAGGTTCAAAACCACGATTTAGAAGAACAGAAAAAAATAATACCAGATCTAATAAAGATAGCTAAGACTATTGGGGCCAGAATAGTTCCTACTGGTGACTGCCACTACGTCCATCAGCACGATGCAAAAGCTCATGACATAATGTTGTGCGTTGCTACTAACTCAAATATTAATACTCCTGATAGATTTTCTTTTTCTGGAGATAAATTCTATCTTCAATCATACGATGACATGGCTTCAGTATTTTCTGATGAGTGGTTGAAAAATACTATGCATGTAAATGACATGGTTGATTTAAATTTGAACTTGGGCGAAATTCACTTCCCAGATTTTCCTATACCTACCAATGAAAATTCAACCGAATATTTTGAAAGATTGGCTTGGGATGGATTGAAAAAAAGATATGGTAATCCACTACCTCAAGATATAATCGATAGAGCTAATCATGAAATCAAAGTAGTAAAAGAAATGGGATTCTCCGAATACTTCTTAGTTGTTTCTGATTTAGTTAAGTGGGCAAAAGACAATAGTATTAGAGTTGGCTGGGGTAGAGGTTCTGCGGCGGGCAGTGTTCTGTCGTACGCTTTTGATATTACAAACTTAGATCCAATTAGATTTGGTTTAATGTTTGAAAGATTTTTGGTTGAAGGAAGAAAGTCAATGCCAGATATTGACTTAGACTTTGATGATAGACATAGAGATAAAGTTATAGAATATGCGAGAACTAAATATGGCGATGACAGAGTTGCTCACATATGTACATTTAACAGAACTGGAGCTAGACAGTCCTTGCGCGACGCAGCTAGAGCTTTAGGATATGATTTTATATCTGGAGATAAGATAGCTAAGCTTGTTCCGCCTCCTGTCTTGGGCATATCAAAGAGTTTGTCAGAGTGTATGGAAGTCAGTGAGTTTAAAACTGAATATAGTTTAAATAGTGATTCAAAATTAATTGTTGACACAGCTGTTGGATTGGAGGGTCTAGTTCGTCAAACGGGCATACACGCTGCTGGAGTTGTTATTTCCAAAGGCCCACTAACAGACTATCTGCCCGTAATGCAAAAGGGCGTGGATGCTCCATTAGTAACTCAATGGGACATGGGAAGAGTAGAGCAGTGTGGCCTGTTAAAGATTGACTTCTTAGGTTTAAGAAACCTTGGTGTTATAGATTCTTGTTTGAAGCTTATAGAAAAGAATAAACAAGAAATTATTGATATAGAATTTATTCCTTTAGATG